CAATCGTGGTATCTTAACATACTCCTTAGCATCTTTGGGCTGTGGCAGTATGAAGACACCTAAACCAAAGTCATAAGCTGTTGTAGCCTCTGTCATTCTTCTTCGCGTTCCTTAGCAGGCAATATCATGACACCACCTGTGTTGCTCTCTACCTGCACCTTCTCAGTCTTCACCAGACCAGCACGGTCAAGCAAGTCTTTAGCGGCTGACATCTTCTCTTTCAAGCCAAGCTCTGTAGGATCATCAATGGCATTAATCATAGCCACCGCAGCCTTTGGAGCCGCCATAGCAATGTAAAGCTGTGTAGCTTCGATGATCTCTTCCTTCAATGCGTTGGTGAGTTGCCTGCGGCTATAGCCTTCAGAGAACCCTGCCATCTTCATAGCGTGGTTGATGTTGCCATTGGCTTCAGCAAACAACACCTCAAGGAATCGTTTCTGTTGTTCTGTTAGTTCTTTTTTTGCCATGATTAAAACAATGCCTGTTCGTAATATTCTTCGACGGTAACTGTAGTGTCCATAGAGCTACCAGCTTCAGGTGTCACGATGATAGTGTCACCGGGATAGAGAGCAAGATAGCTACCATCAAGCTTGATGTATTCTGTAGCGGCCAGTGTTGCGCCACCAACGATGTAATAGGTCTGATTAGCACTGGCATCAGACCATTGAAGAGTGACGAGTTTGTTGTTGCCGCCGTGGTTGGAAACAAACAACAAAGTCATCTTGGCAATATAGTTGTCAGGACAAGTGTAGATGGTGTTGGCTACACCAGCCGTCAACACTTTACCAACGCTTCTAATCTTTGGTTCTTTACTCATTACTTTTTAGATTGTTTAGGGGTAGCTTTAGCTGCCACTTTAGCTTCAGACAATGCAATTGCTACAGCCTGCTTAGGATTCTTCACAACTTTGCCGCCTTTGCCGCTGTGCAGAGTTCCTTCTTTGAACTCACCCATCACTTTGGCAACTTTGGCGGTTTGCTTCTTCTTAGTGACAGCACCGCCTTTGGCGAAAGACTTTGTAACAGACAAGTTAAGTCGCTTGTCCATCTTTCCATCCATCATAGGTTGCCTAGACGCTGAAACACCATAGGTGGTATTACCTTTAGTGTAAGAAGCATCAACACCAGTGATCTTGTTTTGCTTAAAAGTCTTCTCACCATCACGAGTGTCTACCCTAACCTTTGATGCCATACCACTAACACCAACAGAGGCTTGACCACCTGAGTCTAGTTCTTTAGATACTTCTATTCGTCCACCACCAGCAGAACCTTTAACACCTTCATTCTTGAAAGTGTTACCGCCACCTTGCATGCTAAATTTAGCACGAGTATCGTCAATTTCTTTCTGGTCCATTATGTAGCTTTCTTTTTAGGCTTCTTAGTGACAACACCGCCTTTAGCGTACTCGCTGTACATCTCTTTGAGCCTACGCTCATCACCCAATGACAAATCACCAGCAGCAAGCTTCTGACGAATTAACGCTTTAGCTTGAGCACTGGTGGCTTTGATTGGAATATCAACAAGGCGTTTCATTTCTTCTTAGCCTTCATTGGCTTACCAACGCCAATCATGATGGCAACCATAGGCTTACCACCCTTGCCTTCTTTAGCAAGACATTTACCAGCAGCCTTGCATTTAGCAGGGGATGGGCAACCTTCGCAGGGTTTAAACGCTTTCTTTGTAGCCATGATTATTTCTTCGCTTTCTGTGCAGGAGGTACTGACGCACCACAATTAACATATCCACCTTTAGCAAAACCAAGTTGCTTCTTAGCATCTTCAACTTCTTTTGCTGTTGGCTTCTCACCAAGCTTCAGTTGCTTCTTAGCAGCTTCAACTTTGCTATCAGCTTTGTCGGCACGGCGAGTGAGGCCACGCTCTTTGTTGAGGAAGTCACGCAAGCTAAGACCAGACGCTTCCAACTCTTTCTTGCTGACAACACGAGGCTTGTCTTTAGCAATACGTTTGGTGGCATCGTCCTCCACAGCTACAGCACGTGGCTCTTTTTTGTTGTTAGCTTCAACAAAAGCAAGAGCACGAGCACGAGTGTCGTCGTCGATGTTCTTGTTCTTAGCCATTTTACTTCTTCTTAGCTTTCATAGCAGCACCACCCTTAGCCATGTTGGTAGCTGTACGCTGACCACGCATTGGCAGGTCTTTGGCAACAGCACCACCCATCATCATCTTCTTAGCATCACCGCCCTTAGCCATCATAGGCTTCTCAGCCATACCGCCATACATCATATTCTTAACAGAGCCGCCCTTTGCCATCCTTGTTTTGCTTACTGCAAAATTTGAAAGAGGATCGGAAGAAAGTTTTGGTTTAGCCATATTAGGCAGTGGTTTAGTCTGAACTTGTTTTTGCACTGATTTTGTAGACGCTTCAGCAGATGGAACACTGAAAGCAGACGCAGACAGCATATTTGGTTTAGCTGCTTTCGTTGCTTTTAGTTGTTTCATTTGTGATTGCTTATCACGGGGAGTATTAGGAACAGCACCGCCATACATCATCTTCTTGACAGCACCGCCCTTAGCCAGCTTCATGCCTGTAGCTTTCTCAACAGACTTACCCTCAATTGCATTAGCCTTCTTGTCAGCCATGTCACGAACCTCTTGAGGCAAGCTCTTGTCCATTGCTTGTTTACGCAGTTCCGCAACCTTCTGTGCGTCTGTCTTTGGTGTCGTAGCCATAAGTTTCCTTTAATAAAAAAGAGGCATAGCCCCTGTGTTTAGTTATAGCATGTTAACGATATTTAGCCGTCTTCTTTGCTACACTCTTTGGCTGAGCAACAAACTGCTTGCCCTTAGCCGTACCCTCACGCTTAGCCTTTGTCGTTGCTGCATACTCAGCAGACGTTAGAGCCTTTATAGCCTTCTCAGGCAAATAACGCTCCCCCGTTTCCGACGAAGGCTTACCAGACTTTGTTGTCCATTTCTGGTCTGTCCAGTCTTTAAGAGACTTTTGTGGCGCTTTCATTTGTAGCCTCCACCAGCGTCTTTGTATTCCTTAGCCAATAGCTGCGCCTTACGAGCGCTCCATTGACCTGCGTCACCACCTTTAGTGCCAGCTTTAATCTTCTCAAACAAAGCCTTACGCATTGTTGGCTTGGTGTAGTTGCCAGCCTCATTCACTTTAGATTTTGTAGCCATTGTTTCACCACTTAGTTTTGTGCGACCAATACCTAGCCGACATCTTGTCCGGTGTAGGGTCTTGAGCGTCATGCCGTGCGTAGTAGGACTTCTTACGAGCCTTGTCCTTCTCACTAGTTGGATTGGAACCAGCCCCTTTAACGCCCTGCTGACCAAAGCGAATCAGCTTCACTTTGTCACCCTCTTTAGCCAACACAGCATGACTCTTTGTTGGATGATCGGGTGTTGCCTTCGGCTTATTGTAGCCGCTAAACTCTTCACTGCCTCTTTTGATTGCCATATCAATATCGTCCTTTGCCTTTACGGTCACGCCAGCCTTCTTCGCGCATAGCCTTCTCTACAACATCTAAAGGGAAATAGTAGCCAGTATGCTTTTCTAAAGAGGCTCTAACGTAATAAACATCACTATGTGGTATATGCATACTATCTAATGCATTACGATGTAACGCTTTAAACACATCTGATGCAACAGAATAAGGGGGATTGTCTATCATCCCTTTAGCTTCAACAGCTTCTCTACTTAACAAAATGTTCATATGCTTCTATATAGGTCTTCATAGCTGCCTATCTTCAGATGTGTAGGCTAGTGATGAAAGAGTATATCGCTTTAACGCAACATTGTAAACAAAAGAAGACAAACAAATAAACAATCTATAGTTGGTATCTTCACAGTCGATTTTGTGTTAGCGTCTTTATAGACTTCATAGACTGTGTTTAGCGTTTGATGATTGTCTATAATTGTCTGTCAGCACAGAACAGCTTCAATTTATGTACCCTATGTCATCTATGCTCACTGCATCACTACATAGTCTACATAGCCCCAAGCCCCAATACCCCTATGTTATACTGATCGCTAAAATCTTGTCAAGCGATATATTTGCATATGTTGTTTTGTTGCAACATAGTGTAGCTAGATAGGCTTCATATGCATTGCTGTTGGCATAAATGACAACACTGTTGTTGAAGGTCTATGTTTTCATGGTCGATTTTCTGTAGCGCTATAGCCTGTGTTGTCAGAAACGCTTTGTTGGTCCTGTAGGGGGGTGTTGTTGGCACAACGTAGGGTGGTATAGACCCTGTGCCGTTAATCGATTGTAGATATGTTGCAGGCCGTGTGTGGGCTACATAGTGTATGGACGGAGCGTTTTAGATGGTGGTGGTTAACAGGTTGAAAAAGGCTCTTCCGTGGGCTTTGCTGTATACAAATAGCGCCACACCCCCCACTGGCCCACGCCCGGCTAGCATAGGGCTGCGCTGCGCTGGCGCGAATGCATAGGTATGCGTTGCTGCGCTGGTGAATGATGCGCGATATATACGTTTCACCAGCCTATAAAAATCTTCAATGAAATCAAAGACTTACGCACATATGAGAAACTGATTCAAAAACAGTTGCCGATTTAATTGGGGACAGATTAGTGCCTGTTTTTTAAGCACATCGGGGGCTATCGAAGGGCGGTATATGATAGTGAAAAGCTATCGTCCCCTTAATGACCGACCAGTCAGTAGCAGCAAAGACCCTACAACAATCAGGGTTGAATAGCCCCACATTTGACAAGGCCATTGCAAGGTCTGTACAATTGAAAGCATCGACGGCATCGGGTCGTCGTCTTACCGAAGGTAAACAATGCAAACTACTGAAATCATCACCGCCCTGCAAAACGCAAAACTGTACGAAGCAGCGAAGCTGCAATGTGGCAACGTTGACAATTTGTCGATGCTTGTTGCTGTAGCAACGGGAAAGGTTGCAACATACAATGAATTGTATGATCTGTACCGTGAGTTGATGGCCTGACAAACTGTGCTGTCCCCCTAAAGGGGGATGGCAACGAAAACCCTTTAACATTTCCGAAGGAAAACACTATCATGCAAAACATCATTCTTCGCAACGTCACCAAAGGTGACTTCGTCAAACGGAAAAGCGACAGCAAAGCTGTATACATCAAAGGTGCATACGACAAGACGACGAAGTCGTTTGAGTTGGTCGATGTCGAAGACATAAACCGAGTCATATACATCAAGGCGAACAAGCCCGTATATATAGGCTTCACGTATTGAGGCAAAGCCTTGAAAGACCCTTCGCTTGACAGGGTTTTTCAAAGGTCGCTATAATTGATGCCAAGCAGCGATTTTGCTGTGTCACTTACCAAAGGTAAACATCATGCTCTTGATCATTTCTCTCACATCACTCGCTATTGCTTTGTACATGATGAAAGCGGAAATCGCTTTGTTGCTTAAGAAAACCTTCGGTTTCT